CCCAATCTGCTGCAGGATGTTTGCAGTCATCGCGTGGAAATTGCAAATCTGGTTCTTAATCTGGTTTCCACAAATGAGGAGGACCGCAAGTATTATGAATCGGAGATTCGCCATTATAAACTCTATGATGTGTGACGATTAGTTAACTGGCACAAGGGGGGTCTCGGATCCCCCACCCGACCCCTTAAGATTGACAAGTCAACCGGAAACCCCCATGACCCGTCTTTTCTTCCCTGTAACCTCCCTGATCCTGATCCTGTGGGTTGCTGGCGGTGCCCTGTCTGCTGGTCTGCAGATTGCCAAGGCAAACGCTGATCGCCTCGCTGTGACAATGTGTGAAGTGTCACAGGATTGCCGCTGATCCCCCGCCTGACCTCTTATACTTAAAGAGTCAACCGGACACCCCCCAATGAAAGTCAAACAGTTTACCATCAGCAGCACTGAAATTTCCCTCGCTGATGGTACGGAAGTGTTTTTCTCCTACGAAACACCTGTTGCCGCACTTGTGCCCGGTAAGGGTTGGTTAAGAACAGAAGAGTTCTACAGCAAAACCACATCTAAGCACATTAACATGTGGTTCGCTAAGAATAAAGGTGACGGTGCCACAGTTATCACGGTTCCCCAATGGGAGATTGATAAACTGGTCGCTTTCTGAACTGGCACAAGGGGACCGCCAAGGGTCCCCGTCACCCTTTACACTGAACAAGTCAACCACAGGGAAACCAAATGTTCTCCATCACCCTGACCAATCCTAAGTCCTTCGGCAACACTTATCAGTGGGCAATCCTGTCCATTCTGCCTATGGATTCGGATATGAATCGTGCCGGATTGAACTCCCCCGACATTAAAGAGGCACTGGGTTTGAGTAACTCTGCCCGCACAAGTCTGTGCCTTATGATGAAGGAAATGGCAGGCAAAGGTTTGGTGCGTCGTTATGATTACAAAATCGGCAACCGTCGCATCGTGACCTACAAGCGACTGCTGCCCCTTCGGAAACGTGAAATCATCGCCCGTGCCCTGCGGGGTGTGACACTCTGAGAAGTGGCACAAGGGGACCCGCAAAGGTCCCCACTGACCCCTTATACTTAAAGAGTCCCAAAGGTTAATCATCATGCGTTTCCAAACTCCGGACAAGTTCAGCAAGTTTGCCTACTTCGGAATTGATACTAGGGCACTTGCTAACATTGGCGATGAATTCTTCGGAATCGGTATCGGTCGCCTGTATGCTGGAATCTATCCCACCCGGACAGGATTCGAGATTGCGGCAGGCATGACCGATCAAAACGGTTGCCTGTGACGGTTCGCTAAGTGGCATAAGGGGAGGCGACAGGATGCCTCCCTGCCCCTTATACTGAACAAGTCAACCGCAAGGGTCGCCATGCTCACCGCTCACGCTACTCCCGCCGATTTCGCCCGATGGGAGGCAAAGGCAAAGGTCATGACCGATGCCGAACTTCTCTGGTCCGCTCGCGATGCCCGCGCTGCTGCTGAGGCGATGCGGGGTTGGAATCCCGTTGCTGAGGGTCGCTATGATGACGAGGCATTTACCTATGGTGACGAGATCCGCCGCCGCCGTGCCAGTCGCTAAGGTGGCACAAGGGGACCGCCAAAGGTCCCCACTGACCCCTTATACTGAACAAGTCAACCGGAAACGAACCATGACCGTCATGACCGCTGAACAGTTCTCCGTCACCGCTAAAGTCATCCGCGAGGTGTTCACCCCTGAAATGATTCTCGGTATGAATCAAAGTGAGGAGGGTTCTGAGATTCTCCGCCGCATCATCCGCGATGATATCGAAGGCGCCGCTGAGACCATCGTAAGCGCCCTCTGGGTCAATCTCTGAACTGGCACAAGGGGGGTCGCGGATCCCCCGCCTGACCCCTTATACTGATTAAGTCAACCGGAAACGAACCATGACCCGCCTCGACGTGATCTGCCCTTCTGCCCCTTGGGAGAATACCACCACCGATGAGGACCAAGCGTGGGATCTCTGCCTCGATCTGTCTATCGAGTTTGGTTATGCTCAAGTTCGGCAGAATGGAATCATCATCGGAGATTACACTAACGGTCAGTGATTCTCAAGGGGGGATCAAACAATCCCCCCATTCTTTCCCCCTGATTCTTGATTCAAACCATGGCAATCTTTTCCCGCTGCTGCAACATCCAAACTCAGGAAGAATACTGGGCGCCTCATGATGCTGCAACTCACACCGCCCAAACCTTTGCTGGAATGGATTGCGGTAATGATGTTGTTTCAATCGCCAAGACTTACCGGGAATCTTATGCGGCGGATGTTCGGGGTGTGACAATCGACTGACTGGCACAAGGGGGGTCTCCGATCCCCCGATCCATCCTGTAGAATTACAGAGTCAACACGGGAGACACCCAATGTTCACCTTTACCTTCCTTGCCACCTTCTACGGTCCTAACGGTATCGAGAATGACAGCGTGGCAATCGACGCCCCCAATCTCAAAGTGGCGACCGAGTTTGCTGAGCGGGAGATTAACGGGGTTAACAGTTTCGCAGATTGCCTGATCGATCTGGTGCTTCTGTTCACCACTGAGATTCAGGACTGATCAAACAGGGGGACCCGCAACGGTCCCCCCGACATGGTAGAATTACAGAGTCAACACGGGAGACAACCCATGACCTACACCCCGACCAATCTCAACCGTGCCCTGCTTCAGACCAGCAGCGGCGCCGTTGTTATCGTTAACGATGATCGCCGCCTCACGGTAGAGCAAATGCAACAGTGGGTTGATACAATGAATCAGTATCTCGTGAGTCAGGGTACTGATAAGGTTGCCCGCTATTATCTGGGTTAATCTAACCCGTCCTGAGCATGACACTAAACTGCTCAATTCTTCCCCCCTGATTCTTTAGTCTCATGCCCGCTGCAATTCCTTACGCTAACGCTCTCACACTTGCCTGCCATTGCTGTGTCGGTGTCGAGTTTATTGAAGAGTATGGACTGGCGCATCATTGGCACAACGCTCTAGTTGACGTTGGCGAACTTATGGTCTTTATTGAGAACAAACTCACCGGGCAGTAAGGTATACTTAGTGGGTGCTGAGTTTGTGACACTTAGCACCCCTAGTATCCGTGCTTAAATACAGTGATTAGTCGTGCTTATGGACAGTGTTCTGATTGATAAGCGTTCCTTATGGCGGGCGCCATGCGATAAAAATCAAAGGGTCCCTGTAACCTACAACGACCCATAAGACCATGTGTTCTATAAACCTCAAAGTCCATAAAAAAATCCCCCAGATATAAAACCTTAATGAATTACCCTTCACCTCAAAAAATTTCCCGCCAAAAAAATTACTCAAAAACCCCCTACTGGAATTTTTGGAAAGTGGTATTTGCCGGTTGGTTAATTCGTTATCCCGGTAAGGTTTTCCGAATTCTTGGAGTGCCTCTGGGAATTCTGATTGTGATGATATATAATGCACTGACGAAATAAAAAACATGCCCGACAAAATATATCACATATATCTTCGTGGACAGTGCATATATCATTGCCTCAAAGAGGAAGAATTTAAACAAACTTGGAGTATTCTCAATCGTCTCGCAGAGTTTCTTTCTAACACCTCTGAGTTATCTTATGAAGAACTATCAGTAAATAAAGAAGTGTATCTGAATTCTTCCCATTGACAATACCATATATAATCTGTTAAAATTGATTTGAGGTTTAATTTTACTCATGGCAAAAGGTTTCACTGTAAAAGCAAAAGCGCCCACTCCATCAAAAACTGAAGAATGGGATTATGAGGCAATCAAAGAAAGAATGAGAGGCAAATCAATCGTCTTCTGTTTACCGGGAAGAGGTTGTTCGTTTATCTTTCTCAAAGCATTTGTTCAATTATGCTTTGATCTAGTTCAAAATGGAATGAGTATTCAGATTTCACAAGATTACTCATCAATGGTAAACTTTGCTCGTTGCAAAGTTCTGGGGGCAAATGTTCTCAGAGGTCCGAAACAGATTCCTTGGGATGGAAAACTTGAATATGATTATCAACTCTGGATTGATAGTGATATTGTTTTTGATTCTAAGAAATTCTGGCAACTCTGTGATCTTGCTCTGAATGAGGAGGAAGAAGAAAAGGAAATCGTTGCTGGTTGGTATGCCACAGAAGATGGTCACACAACTTCAGTTGCACACTGGTTAGAAGAAGATGATTTCCGTAAAAATGGCGGTGTCATGAATCATGAGACCGTTGAAAGCATCAGCAAGCGTCGTAAACCATTTACAGTTGATTATACTGGATTTGGTTGGGTTCTGATTAAAAAAGGAGTATTTGAGAATCTTGAATATCCTTGGTTTGCTCCTAAGATGCAAGTATTTGAATCTGGTGCTGTTCAAGACATGTGTGGGGAAGATGTTTCATTCTGTCTCGATGCAAAGGAACAAGGTTATGAAATCTGGTGTGATCCTCGTATTCGCGTAGGGCACGAAAAAACACGAATTATTTGATTATTTGAGGTATTAGAAAATGGCAAAAAGACCGAATCTTAACGGAGTCCAAATTGAATCCAAACCCAAAACTACTCGTCAGGGTCTTGGGAAGAATACAAAATATTCCGATACTTCTCGGAATAAGGCAAGAAAAAAATATAGAGGTCAGGGTAAATAATGTATTTCTCAGAGGCTTCTGACGAGTGGAATTACATTCACAATGAAGACCTCTGGGTTTATAATAAACTATTTTTAAGTCGGGTTTTGGAGTATAACTGTGGTCCTGCGGGAGCTTCAGTTCCAAAACCCGACTTTTATATTGTAAGACCCTCTCTGAATCTTATGGGTATGGGGCGTTACTCTCGGATAGAGCACTTGGAGAATAATACAGAACATCTGCATCCTTCTGAGTTCTGGTGTGAAATATTTGAAGGAGAACATTTGAGTGTTGATTTTTATAGAGGACAGTGTTCTTTGGTTGTTAGAGGTTTAAGAAAACCGGATTCACCTCTCTATAAGTGGTCTAAGTGGGAAAAAATAGAAAAGAAGATAGAATATCCAAGTATTTTAGAAAAATTAGTTGGTAATTATGATTGGATTAATTGTGAATTTATTGGTGATAAACTTATAGAAGTTCATTTTCGTAGAAATTCAGATTTTAAACATAATAATTCTATTGCTATTCCGATTTGGAAAGATGATAATCATATAGATAGTGAATATAGGTATATAAAAGACGAAGACTATCATAGAAAAGGATTTTTAATCAATTAAGGGATAGTAACCCCTTAAAAAGTTCTGATTACAAATCAGGAGTTTAAAAATGGGAAAATCTTCAGATAGAAATACTGAACTTATGATGCAAATGTGGGGAACTAATAAATTAGCAACAGATTATGATTCTATGAATGATAAAAAAATGCTTCGTGAAATTAATAATGATCTCTTAGTTCCAAAAAAACATGATTTTGTAAGACAAAATGAAATTCATGAAAAGATTCGAAATGATGAGGATTATGATGATTGGGAATACGGAACAGAACCTCTCTATGAATTTCAAAAACACTGATAAATAATACAGTTTTAATACTTAGTATGCCTTTAGAGAGGATTAGTAAAGGGTTTAAAGATATAAGTATGACCTTTCAGATTAATCCTCTGAACAATGATTTGGTGGCACTTAAAAATGAATCTGCGATTGCAAGATCAGTTAGAAATCTTGTTCTCACTGTTCCCGGAGAAAAGTTCTTCAATCAAAATCTAGGTTCAAGTATCAGTCAGTCATTATTCGAAAATATTGATGAAATTTCTTCTTCAATTATTAAAAGTGAAATTGAAAATACAATTAGAAACTATGAACCTAGAGTTAATTTAATTGATGTTATTGTTTCTCCAAATTATGACAATAATGAATATAATGTTACGATAAACTATCGTATAGTAGGAATTGATGTTCTTCCTCAACAATTATCATTTGCACTTCAGCCAAACAGATAAATGGCACTAGTTAATTTTACTAATTTAGATTTCGATCAAATCAAAAGTTCAATTCGTGATTATCTTAGAGCGAATTCAAACTTTACTGATTATGATTTTGAAGGGTCAAATCTTTCCACTATTGTTGATGTTTTAGCATACAATACTTACATTACCTCATACAATGCTAACATGGTTAGCAATGAGGTTTTTATTGATAGTGCTACTCTCCGAGAAAATGTAGTATCTCTAGCAAGAAATATTGGTTATGTTCCTAATTCTAGGACTTCATCGAGAGCAAATATATCATTTTTTGTAGATACTAGTGCATTAACAACAAACCCTATAACACTGACTCTTAAAAAGGGTGTGGTATGTGCTTCAAGTTCATCCTTTGGTGGTCAAAGTTATTCTTTTACTATACATGAGGATATTACAGCACCTGTATCAAATGGTATTGCTCTATTTGACAATATTGATGTATATGAAGGCACATATATTGTCACCAATTTTACTATAGATTCAAATAATCCAGATCAAAGATTTATTTTAGATAATCCAAATATTGATATTGACAGCATTAAAGTTTTTGTCCGAGATAATCAAACCAGTTCAAATAGAATAAAATTCAATCTTTCAAAGAACTTATTTGATATCAATTCTTCTTCTAGAGTATTCTTTATTCAAGAAATAGAAGATCAAAGATATGAACTCATATTTGGCGATGGAGTTTTTGGTAAAAAATTAGATAATACTAATTACATAGAAGTTTCTTATATTGTAACGAATGGTGAATCTGCAAATGGAGTGTCTTCCTTTAATTTTAGTGGAAGAATAGTTGATAATAATAATCGTGTTGTTAATAGTTCAATATCATTAATTACTACTAATGCAGTTTCTCAAAATGGAAGAGAAATTGAATCAGTAAACTCTATTAAAAAATATGCTCCTAGAATATATGCGTCTCAAAATAGAGCAGTGACCTCTACTGATTATGAGACACTGATTCCAAAGATTTATCCGGAAACAGAATCTATATCTGTATTTGGTGGAGAAGATTTAAATCCACCAAAATACGGAAGAGTTTTTATATCAATAAAACCATACAATAGTACCTTTATACCAAGTTCGGTAAAAGATAATATCAAAAAATATCTAAGAAGATATAGTGTTGCTGGAATAGTTCCAGAAATTCTAGATCTTAAGTATATTTTTGTAGAGATAGATTCTACTGTTTATTATGATACCAATAAAACTTTCAATGTAGATTATTTAAAGTCCTTAGTTTTAAATAATATTATAAATTATTCAAATTCTTCTGAAGTTAATAAGTATGGTGCTAGATTTAAATATAGTAAGTTTTTAAAAATAATAGACGATACAAACGAAGCTATCACTTCAAATATAACAAAATTATCCATTAGAAGAGATCTAAGAGCTTCCTTATCTCAATTTGCAACATATGAAATTTGCTATGGAAATGAATTTCATATAAAATCATTAAATGGATTCAATATCAAATCTTCTGGTTTTAATGTTGCTGGAATTTCTGATACAGTATATCTTACAGATATACCAAATTCAGATCAAAAGACAGGAAAAATAATATTCTTTAAATTAAATTCTCAGGATACTTATCAAATAATAAGAAAAGATGTTGGCACAATTGATTATAAAAAAGGTGAAATTATTTTATATCCAGTGAATATAACTAGTACAGTTAAAAAATTTGGACAAGATTCAATTATTGAAATTTCTGCAATTCCAAAATCAAATGATGTAATCGGATTACAAGATCTTTATTT